TACCGGCGAACTGGCAAAGACGTGGGAAGGCACCATGACCATGTTTGGGGACCAATGGTTCCAGTTCCGCAATCTGGTGATGGATGCCGGAGTGTTTGATGTTTTAAAAGAGCAGGCCCAGGCATTATTAGGCGAGATAGAGAGATTGAAGGAAGAGGGAACGCTTGAGGAATGGGCGGAAGGTATATCGACAGCACTCGAAACCCTCATCTCCAGGATCGAGACATTTTATAACAAGCTGAAATGGCTTTATGATCTCTATCAAAAAATAGAGACCGGAATGGCCCTTGCCGCAGGCCAGGTGCCAAAAGAATGGAAAGAGCTGATAACCGAGGAGGGCGGCACGCAAAAGCCCGGCTGGAAATCAGATCGATTCCCCATGCCGGAGTATCCTTCTGAAACCCAGGGCGCGGGCGGCGGAGAAGCGGAAGAAAAATCCAAGGAACGCCTGGCGTTTGAGCAACAGCTAACGGACGACATAAAGCAATTAACGCTCGATGAGTCGGAATACAAAGTCTTTAAGATGAACGAAACCCTGGAAACGGCCGCGGAGATGCAGGCAAACGAGCTGCTCATGAGGGAATGGCATTATGAGCAGTTAATGGCTCTGCACGCAAAACATGCCCAGGAGGAGGTCAGGCTTACTAAATGGGCGGAAGATACGAAGTTAAAGTATAAAAAACAGATAGCAGCCAGCCAGTACAAAATAGCGGTGTCCCTGGGTACGGCAATGCTCCACTTCGCAGGCGTAAACAGCAAAGCCATTTTCATGATCACAAAGACCGTAGATGTCGGCCAGGCGATCATGGCTGCCAATCTCGCCTATGTTATGGCCCTGGCACACCCCCCGGGCCCGCCGACGACCATACCAGTTGCACAGGCGGCGAGGATGTCAGGATTCATGTCCGCTACCGCTATTGCCGCCACAGCCATCGGCAGCATGGCCGCGCAAGGCGGCGGGGGTGTCGGCGGGGGTACTTATTCGTCTCCAATGGTCACGACACCCGTGGAATCTCCGGGCCTGCCCTCAACGATGGAGGAAAGAGAAGAGAAAAGTACCCTGACGATCATTGTCCAGGGCGATTTCGTGGGCGATGAGGTATATGTTGAATTACTGGCCGAAAAAATATCCGAAGCCGTAGAGGACCGGGACGTCAAACTTGTGGCTTCAAAAGCGCAAAATGCGGAGTTTGCGGAGGCAATGGCGTGATGCGCATAACCTTTAACAGCCAGGATGTCGATCTTCATTTGGCATATCAAGGCCTGGTTCCCGGGCACATACAGAATAAGAAGCAAAGCCGCTCGGGCTCCGGGCTGATCGAGACAATTAATATCTACGGCATCCAGGAGATAACCGCCAGGTGCTATATCGAGCCGGACAAGTACCGGCAGATGGTGGCATGGTGGGCATGGGCCAGGCAGGGTAAAACCTGGGCTTTTGCCGAAGATTCCGGCAAGACAACAAACACCACACTGGACGATGCTGCCGCGGCCGGCCAAAAAGTGATCCCGCTTACAGCCACGGCCGGGCTGAGCGTGGACGACGAATGCCTTATCAGGGCGGAAGACAATGATGATGAGTTTGAAATCATCAAAGTTGAGTCCATTTCAGCCGGCGTGTCCGTGACGGCAGCAGAGAACCTGATATACAGCTATGCGGCCGCTGATCTGTTCCGGCATAAAAACTATTGGCCCAGCGTTGTCTCATTAGACAAGGCGTTTAAGCCTCAGCCCATGCACCGCGGATGGCACAGCATCTCCATTAAATTTGTGGAGGCCCTCTAAATGCTTCCAACAAACACAAATTTTGATGCAAAGCACGCGCTCGATTATAAAACCCCGCTGTATCTGATTCATTTTGACGGCGAGACAACGGACTACTGCAATCACAAGCCGGGGTCCCCGGCCAACACCCTGAAGCAGCATCTGGTTGATATATCCGGCCTGGCGCAAAAGGTAACGCCAGAGGAAGGCCGCTCCTCGGTCGGCGGGGTCAAGGTGGGCCTGCTCGACAAGAATGATGAGATAACCGCCCTGCTCGCCACGGACAGCTATTATTTCCATCGCCGAAAAACAACCGTGAAGGCCGGTTACGCGGGCATGACCGAGGCCGACCTGCTCACAATCATGGTCGGGTGGGTTACCGGGCTCTCTTTGTCTCCGGACGGGCTGGTATACAACTTTGCTCTGACCGATCCGCAGAAATGGATGCAGCGCAAGATATTCCGGGATGCCACAGAGGCGTCACCCACAACCTTGCAGGGCAACCCCATCAATATCCTCCTGGCCGTGCTGACCAGCACGGGCGCGGGCACGAACGGGGACTATGACTGGTATGCGGCCGCGGACGGCCTCGGCATCGATGACGCCTATATTAATGTCGCGGGTATCGAGGACGTGCGCGATAAGTGGTTCCCGGGCGATTCAAACTACATGAAGTTCACGATCGAGAAGCGAATCAAGGCAAAGGACTGGCTCGAAAAGGAGATCTTCAAGGTCCTGAATTTGTACCCCGTGGTAGATGGTGACGGCAGGTTCAGCATAAAGCCGTTCAAGCCGCCCCTGCCGGCCATCGAATCCGTGCAGTCGTTTGATGAGGGCAATATTATCGGAATCCCAAGGTGGGACGCCAACCTCTCGGCCCTGGTCAACGAAATAGAGCTTCACTATAACTGGGATCCGGTCAATGACGAATTCGATAATGAGGATTTCTATATTGATTCAACCTCGCTGGACAATCGCGGCCCGGGCAAAAAGCCCATCGTCATCAAGTCAAAAGGCTTTCACACGGACCTTTCGCCATCCTCGATCCCGGACCGTGCCACCGACAACCTGGTGCGCCGGAAAAACAAGATTTTCGGGCGGTTCGCAATCCCGCCCGCCAAGATCTCGTTCAGCACGTTTTTTTCAAGGTGGCTGTCCGAGGCCGGCGATGTTGTGCCGTTCTCGCATCCCCTGGTGCCGGACATCGTGGCCGGTACCCGCGGCCTGACGAACGAGCGCATGGAGATCATCAACCGGACGGTCAACTGGAAAAAGGGCACGGTCAAGATCGATCTGCTCGATACGGGGTTTGCAAAGAGCAATTACGCCGTGATCTCGCCGTGTATGACGGTGACCAGCGGCGTGAGCGATACCGTCTTCAATGTTTCAAGCGCGGATGCGGCAAAGTATCAGGAGGGCTGGAAGATCGATATCTTTGACGCAGGCATGCGTGCAAAGGCGACTAATCTGGAGATCACGGATATTACAGGCGGGCAGATTACGGTCGGCAGCTCCATAGGCGCCACGCCTGTGGCCGGGTGGGTGGTTCAGTTTTCCACTTATGCGAACCTGACCGCTGATCAGCAGTATTTCTGGGCCATCCGCGCAACAGGCGCCCATTTGATAGTGCCGTAAATCACGAAGAACCGTAAATCGTCTCACGGTTGAGCAGCTCGTTACGGTAACCGTCAACCGTCAGACGCTTCGAGCAGCGCAACCGAATAACGATTAACGAACACCGAAGGTGAATCATGGCATTCTTTGATCTAACTGCTTTAAGAACAATTCTGGACACGGAAACCCCTGCCGGATCTCCCGGCAGCGAGGAGCTGATGAGCCAGATTCGCGAGAACCTTGAGGCCCTTTTACTTTTACTGTTCTACACAGGCGATTCCGGCACAGCCACGTCCGATCCGCCGGATGATACCACCGGCGTGCTTACCGACTCGGCGGCCAGCTATGCTGTAGATGAGCACAACGGCAAAACCCTGATGATCCTGAGCGGGGCCGCCAAGGGAAACCTCTACACCATCGACGACACCACGGCCACCACGCTCGTCTGCACCGGCGACAACCTCTACGCCGACGGCGTGCGGTCCGGCGATTCTTACAAAGTATTTTTCGACCTCCAACACGCCACCGGCCACAATCATGATGACGTCAATTCCGCAAAAGTAATTCTGGCAGACGGCCAGGTGACAGAACCCAAGCTCGCAGCCTCCGCCATATCTCAAGCTAAGCTGAAAACAAGCACAGGAGCAGTTACACTTGAAAAGGGTGGAAACACTTCTGGAACTGATTATACAGCCGTTTTACCAGGCGGAACATATGGTTTTGTAGAAAACGTTAAAATATCGGGTACTTCAACTTATGACTGTACGTATGAAGGAGTGGCCTATCCCCATCCACTTTCTGGTGGTTATACGACTCCGAAAGCTAAGATTACGTGGAACAACCCCGTTGGTGCATCATTCACATTCTATGCACAGACCCGTTACATAACAGCCTCAGGAGAAATATTTTGGATTTTTATTTTAAGAGACAAAACCACTAAACAGATTTTAAA